TTACAATTAATGCAGGCTCTTTCCACATTATACTTACCACTAACCAAAGTAATCCACCAATTAAATATAGTATTGGTCCCAAAGGATAAATGTTAAGTGATGTCAGTGCTGTAGCAGCAACCAAAACGGCCGTCGCTAACCACTTTAAATTAGTATCTAAGGCTTTCATATATTCCTATGTAATCAGCGAAATAATAAAATCCGAATATTAACACATAACCAAATGCTACGATAGCGGCGGCTACCAATAGACTTTTTATATCATCTTTTGTCATATTACGCTACCTTTCCAAATTCTCTAGCGAAGAAATCAAAAGCTTTTTTAGTTCTCCTAATTCCTACTTTAGATACAGCTCTTTTATCTATTCTGGATGTTGCATTTTTTCTCCAAGCTAAACAATACATCAGATTTGTTGCTCCAGCCTCTCTTAAATCCTTTAAAACTTCAAAAGCATCTTTAGCTTTATTCGCTTCATCTTTATTATTTACTGATAAGTTTAAACTTAAATTGTATAAACTTTGTTTTTTTACTTGTTTTTTTACGTTAACTATCATTTTTTTATTTGTTGTTAATATACATATAATATAACACGTAAAAATCAACAAAACAAGCGAAAAGCGCCATAGTTTTAAAGAAATAAAGCATTAAAATCAATAACTTAACAACTATTTTTTGCCGGACTATCTTTGTTCTTGTGTTTTTTTCAAAAAAAATCAATATTTTTGATAAAGAATCACACTAAATAGTAAATATATGAATGATTTTGAGAGAGTTGAAGATTTAACTTGGATGATTTCAGATAATGAAAGGAAAATTGTAAAAAAACGTAAAAAATATGGCAAAAAAAACAGTAGGCAACACAAACACAAAAAAATCAAATAGAAAACCCAAATATACAAGTATCGGCAGAGGTTATACGAGCTCTTCTATGATGAATAAACATAAAAGACGAAGTTATAAGAAGTATAGAGGTCAAGGAAGATAAATGCCATCTGTTTCCAGAGTAGGATTAGATAAACATATTGGCCACGCTTGTGTAAAAATTCCTTATCATCAAACTCCTTATAAAACAGGTTCAGAAAATGTATTTGTGAATGGAGCATCTGTTGTAAGAATAGGAGATCAGTGTGCTTGTTCAGATCCGGCAGTAGCAGGCAGTTCAACTGTTTTTGTAAATGGAATGGGTGTACATAGAAAAGAAGATGCTACGGGAGGACACGGTTGTTGGGTACCTAACAAATCAGCTAGCGGTTCACCAAACGTATTTGCAGGATAATATGGCAGAATTAGATGCATCAGGTTTAACCTTTACAAGTCAGCCAACAAAAGCAGAAACAGAGCGTTTTGAATATGTAGCTTTTGAATATTTTGATAAAAATCCTGGCATAGTTGGCAATGCTTTTAAAAGTTATATTGGAATTTATTACAATGATGATGGAGATAATACAGAATGACAATAGTTAAAAGAGGTGTAAAAGGGACAGCTTTAACTTATGATGAAATGGATGAAAATATCCGTGATCTTTATGAGGATACAACAATTGATAGAGTTTTAGGAAACGGAAATACAACTACAAAAAATATATCGGTAGGAACTCTTACAGCAACTACTGTAGATGCAGCTAATGTAGATGCAGCTAATGTAGATGCAACTACTATAGATACAACTAATATAAATGCAACTACTATTATAACTGGCACCGTATCTGATACCAAAGGTGAAATAAGAAGTATTCCACAAGAAACAAAAATCACAAGTTATGTTTTGCAAAGTTCAGACCACGGCAAATACATTTCAACTACAGCTGGCGTAACTTTAAACATTAGTACATTTACAATAGGACAAAACGTAACAATATTTAATAATTCTTCAAGTACTATTACAATAACACAGGGAGCTAGTGTAACGTTATATCAAGTAGGAACTTCTAATACAGGAAATAGAACACTAGAACAAAGAGGATTGGCTACCATTTTGTGTGTAGATGTTAACAAATTTGTTATTACAGGTGGTGGACTTAATTAAATTATATGACAATTTATTCCTTGTTAATGGGTGGTGGAAATATATTTTTTCCTGCAACATCATTTACAACTCTAAGTTCAACATCTAGTACAATTGTTGTTCCTAAAAATGCAAACGCAATTCATATTCAAGCAGCTGTAGGTGGTGGAGGTGGTGGATTACGAGGAGTGGACTACGATAAAGCAGGAGGAGAATCTGCTGGTTCAGGAGGAGGATCGGGAGCTTATATATCAGATAAAGTATTTTCAGTAATAGAAGGTGAAACATTAACTTTAACTGCAGGTACTTTAGGAGCTGTAAATAATGGTGGTTATTCCAACTCTGGAGGTAGTGATGGTGGAAATACTACATTATCTGGTACCACTACAGGTTCTATTTTTACTTTAACGGGAGGAACTTATTCACGTATTACATCAAACGGAGGAGTGCAGGGACCACTAAGACAAAATACAAATGGTTTAGCTGGAACAGTTACCATATCAGGAACATCAATTACATCAGGCAATTATATAGACAGTAATAAAGTTACTCAATCTATAACAGGAAATACTTTAGGACCTGTTGGAATATTTAATCAATCAGGTAATGGTGCAAACGGTGTTTTAAGAATAAATTGTGGCGGAGATAACTGCGGAATAGTTGGAGGAAGAGGAGGAGCTTCTTATGCTGGTACCATTGCAGGAGGTGCAGGACAAAATCCAGGTGTTGCAAATGGAACAAGAGGAGCTGGCGGCGGCGGCGGATCTTCTAATAATGGCGGAGGACCTGCTGCTTCAAGCGGGGGCGCTGGAGAAATTATATATAGATTTTTAAGAAGATTTTAATTAAATTTGCTATAAATATAAGAAAATGGCTACTTATAAATTTTACTACTCAACAAGTAAAGAAACAAGTTTAGAAGAAGTGTATGTTTCTTCTGTTAATATTAAAGAAGTAGAACAAGAATTTAGGTCTATAAAAAGCAATGTAAATGAAGTTACTCAAATTGATATATTAGATGATCCTGATTTAATTAACACAGATGAAGCATTAGGTTATAACTAATAATAAAAGTTTCTAGTTAATTCATATAAATATAGTATATGCCAAATTACGATGCTGGTTCTTTAAACAAAAGTAAGAGAGCTACACAACAATATAGAGATTTAGATTTAGATTTTGGTCGTAATCCAGTCACTAATGATGTAAATAAGTTAACTGATATTGAAGCCGTTAAGAGAAGTGTAAGAAATCTAATTAATACATCACACTTTGAAAGGCCTTTTCATCCTGAATTAGGTTCAAGTATTAGAGCGATGTTATTTGAACCAATTACACCAATGACTGCATTAATGTTACAAAGACGAGTGCAGGAAGTTTTGGTAAATTTTGAACCTCGTATTAGATTAGTTCAGATTGTTGCTAATCCAAATATTGATAGTAATGCTTACGATTTAAGAATTTATTTTTATGTTGTAGGTTCAAATGAGTTAATAGAAGTACAATCTTTTTTAGAAAGACTAAGATAATATGGCAAGTAACAAACTAGAAGTAGCAGATTTTGATTTTGACGTAGTTAAGGCTAATTTAAAAACATTTTTACAAAGTCAAACAGAATTTCAAGATTATAATTTTGAAGGTTCAGGATTTTCTATACTTTTAGATATATTAGCATACAATACACACTATCTAGGCTTCAATGCTAATATGTTAGCAAACGAGATGTACTTAGACAGTGCTGATATACGAAAAAATATTGTATCGTTAGCTAAAATGTTAAACTACACACCATCTTCTGTAAGGTCGCCAGAAGCAAGTTTAAATATACAAGTAAATAATGTTACAGGTTCTACTTTAACATTAAATAAGGGCACGGTTTTTACAACAAGTGTAAATGGTATATCATATCAATACATAACTAACCAAGATTATACGATTAAGCCAACTAATGGTGTATTTCTTTTTTCTGATATTGAAGTTTATGAAGGAACATTAACAACATTTAGATATACTGTAGATGTAAACGATCCTGACCAAAAGTTTTTAATTCAAAGCGAAAATGCAGACACCCAAACATTAAAAGTTTCAGTGCAAAATAGTTCTAATGATACAACAACAAATATTTACTCTTTAGCAGGCGGTTACAATAACGTAACAGATACTTCAAAGGTTTATTTTTTACAAGAAACTGATGATGGTAAATTTGAAGTTTATTTTGGTGATGGTGTAATAGGATCCGCTTTACAAGATGGAAATATAGTTATACTAGAATATATTGTTACAAACAAAGATGAATCAAATGGTGCTTCTACATTTTCTTTAGCCACAACAATAGGTGGTTTTTCTGACGTAACAATTACAACAAATTCTGTATCGCAAGGTGGTTCTGCTGCTGAATCAAAAGAGTCAATCCGTTTTAGAGCGCCGTTAAGTTATTCAGCTCAGAATCGTGCAGTTACAACTTCAGATTATGAAACACTAGTAAGGTCAATTTATCCAAATGCTATATCAGTCAGTGCTTGGGGAGGAGAAGATGATGAAACTCCTGTTTATGGAACGGTAAAAATTGCAATCAAAGCGGCCAGTGGTTCAACACTTACAACTTCTACAAAAGCAAATATAGTTAAGGCATTAAAACCTTATAACGTTGCTTCTGTAAGGCCAGTAATTGTAGACCCTCAAACAACGTCTATATTAATAACAAGCACAGTAAAATATGATACAAGAGTTACAACAAAATCTTCTGATACACTAAAAGCAAATGTATTAGAAACATTATCAGATTATAATACAAATACTTTACAACAGTTTGATAGTATTTTTAGATATTCAAAAGTCATAGGTTTGATAGACAATACAGATACGAGTATTGTATCAAATATAACAACTATTAAAATAAGAAAAAATTTTACACCAATATTAAATTCTTCAACAAGATATGATATATATTTTAGAAATCCAATATACAATCCAGTATCCGGTTATAATGCAGTAAATGGTGGTGTTTTAGAATCAACAGGATTTAAAATAAGTGGTGATAATACAAATATATTTTTCTTAGATGATAATGGTGCTGGTAATGTAAGAAGGTATAAATTAGTGAGTGGTGTAAGAACTTACGCAAACAATACACAAGGCACAATTAATTATGAAACAGGACAAATTACACTAAATTCTTTAAATATTGCTACAATTGAAAATATTAGAGGCGCAGCTTCTACTGTTATTGAATTAACTTTGAAACCAAATTCTAATGATATAATTCCAGTGAGAGATCAAATAGTAGAGATTGATTTGGCAAATTCTTTAGTTACAGTTGAACCAGATACTTTTGTAGGAGGTTCTTCAGACGCAGGTATAGGTTACTCAACAGCAACTAGCTATTAATTAATATGGCTACATTTAAAGACAAACTTTCAAGTCTTATAGGTTCACAAGTACCTGATTTTGTACTAGACGACCATCCTAAATTTTTACAATTTTTAAAAACATATTATACGTTTATGGAAGCTGCCGAATTATCGGTAACTTCTGTTCAAACAACAGATGGTGTACAATTAGAAACTCAAACAAACCAACAGAATGAATTAATATTAGATGGTTCTCGTATTGATTCTGATAGAACAGCTTTAGATGAAGGTGATAAAATACTTTTAGAAAGTTCTACTGTTGGTAAATTTACCAGAGGAGAAACAATACAAGGTCAAATATCAAAGGCCACTTCAACAGTATTTACAGAAGATTTAGATAATAATAGATTATTCATCATAGCCCAAGATAAGTTTATAATAGGTGAAACAGTTTTAGGATTATCCTCTAATGCCAGTGCTGTTGTAAATAATTATAGACCTAATCCTGTAAACAACATACAAGAGTTATTAAATTTTAGAGATCCTGATAAAGTAATATCAAATTTTTTATCTCAATTTAGAAATGAATTTTTAACTACATTACCTGAAAATTTAAATACAAGTGTCAATAAAAGAAATTTAATTAAAAATATTAAATCATTATATCAAGCTAAAGGCACGAAAGTAGGACACGAAATTTTTTTTAGATTATTATTTGATGATACATCTGAAACATTTTATCCACGTGAACAAATGTTACGTGTTTCTGATGGTAAGTTTACAGAAAATAAAGTTTTAAGAACAATTAATCCCATTGGTAACACTTCTAATTTAATAGGTAGAACAATAACAGGTATTGATTCAAATGCTAGGGCTATAGTTGAAAGTGCGTCTACTTTTTTAATTGGGTCTTTTAACGTTACAGAATTTGTTTTAAATTCAGATAGTATTGTAGGGAGTTTTATTATAGGTGAATTGATACGAGGAACATCAAATGACCAAGACGATACCTTTATTACATCAACTATTACAGGCATTCCTGTTACAAAAGTAATAACAAATGGTGGTTCATTACATAATGTTAATGAAATTGTAACTGTAACAGGAGGTGGAGAAGGTGCAGTTATTAGTACTAAAGAAGTAGGTTCAGGCGGGGTAACAGAAATAATTATAGATAATCCTGGTTCTGGTTATTCAATAGGTGATGATTTAGTTTTTACAAACACAAATGGTGCAGGTGCGGCAGGATTTATTTCAGTTGTTAACGGAGGCTTTACGCCTGAAAATAGTACAAGCACAACTGAAGATCATATAATATTAGAAGAAACTACAATAAAAAACGATAATTTATCTGGAAATAAATTTGTACAAGAGTCAGGAACAGACATAGGTGATATAACAGATGTATTTTTACTTAGTAAAGGTACAGGTTATACATCAACACCTGTAGTTTCAATTACATCAGCTGGTACTAATGCAATTTTAAAATCGTACGGTGACCAAATAGGGAGAGTGATAGATTTAAATTTGGTTGAATTGGGAATTAATCATCAATTATCACCAACACCACCTGTACTTAATTTTTTCAAAAACTGTATTGTAACAAGTGTAACAGGAACTTTTGTGGAAAATACAAGTGTTTCTATAACGGGAGGCATTACAGCTACTGTTGTAAGTTTCAATTCTGCAAGAGGATTATTAGTATTAAAAAATAATTCTGGTACAATAAATTTAGACAGTGTTGTTACAGGTTCTTTAGGTTCAGCAACAATTAAAAAATTAGATACAACAACGGCTACGTTAACTTTAGGCACTATTGCTAATTTAGATGGCCGTTTTATAAATGAAGATGGATTTTTATCCGAAAATACAAAAAAAATACAAGATAGTTTGTATTACCAAGATTTTTCTTACGTTATAAAAGTAAGAAGTTCGATTGTAGAATGGCGAGATGATTTTAAAAAAACAATGCACACTTCTGGTTTTTATTTTGAAGGGCAAGTAAATATTGAAACAAGAGTAAATGCTCGTATATCTACTCCAGTAAGTGGTGCTGTTTCAGGTGTATTAGAAGATCCATTCTTATCAATTGTAAATACATTGTTCACTACAATATTTGGTAGAAGATTAGGAACAATTGATGATGGTACAAGTTTAAGAGCTAATCCTTTAGTAGGTACGGCCGCTGATTTTAATACGGCAACGGTTTCTCCTTTTAGTGTGTCAACAAGAGATTTAACACTTTCAAAGACTTCTAATATTAATTATCTTTCACGTGTAAGAGGAACATTTAATGGTGTAACAATTGCACAAGGATTTGTTTACGCTGGTCCTCGTTATGGTACAATTAATAGAGAAGGATTAAAAACATTTACTAGACAATCAGGTACAAACTATTCTATTGCTGAATTAAGTGCAAACGTTACTTTTGGTACAAGAACTTCTTTAAATGGACAAGATAATACACTTCTATTTTGTTCAACTGATTTAGGTAGATACATTAAAACAAAATTAACTATTCCTTCTGAAGTTTTTATAATTTCACCATTTAATGAATTTGACAATACTCTCACAAGATTTGACCAAACAATTGATGGAGATGGTAACCCTATAACTTTTGATGATACAACACCATAATATGAGTATAAATATAACAAATAGATAATCAATGGCCAAACAAATAATTAATATAGGTTCAGTAGCAAACGACGGAACAGGTACAAACCTGCGTGATGGTGCAACAATTGTTAATGATAACTTCACAGAAATATATACAGCATTAGGTAGTGGTTCAGCCATTACTTTAACGGCCACACCAACACAATTAAATTTATTAACAGGCTTATCAAGTCTTTCTTTAAATATTAGAGATGACGCTTCTTCTGTTATTTCTATTGCTGCCGGAGGTACCTTAAAACTTAAAAGTAATGAAGGTATTACAACAACTGTAAGTCAAGGCGACACAATCACAATTGGTTTAGATAGTAATGTTGTTACAGAAACTTCAACAGATACATTAATAAATAAAACTTTAACAAATCCTGTTATTTCATCAATCTCTAATATAGGAACTTTAACATTACCAACTTCAACCGATACATTAGTTGGAAAAGCAACAACAGATATATTTACAAATAAAAGTATTGCTGCTTCTACGAATACAATATCAGGACTTACAAATACAAATTTAAGTGGTACTGCTGGTATTACAAATGCTAATTTATCAAAACCTTTTATTAGAATTACAGACGAAACTTCAACAGTTGGTACTGTTAATTTAGGAGATAGATTAGATTTTTTAACAGGCAATGGTATTGATACTGTTGTAGCGGGAAACACTGTAAGAATTTCTACAAGTGCTATACCTAATTCTTCTTTATCTAATTCAACTGTATTAATTGGTGGTAATACTATTACTTTAGGTGCAGCAGCAACTACTTCTATTTCTAATTTAAATTTATCTGGTACTTCAAGTTTATCAGGAA